GAGCTGGAGGCGCGCATGCGCTGGGCGAACGGTCGCGGCGTGACCTACACCGTCAGCGGCTGGAAGCATGAGCAAGGCGTCTGGCGGCCGGGCGACCTGGTGCCGGTGCGCGACCCTTGGTTGGGCCTGGACGAATCGCTGCTGGTTAGCGCCGTGCAACTGATCGACGGCCTGGATGGGCGGCGCGCTGAGTTGCGCATGGTGCCGCCTGCTGCCTTTGAGCCGGTTCCGATATCTGAGCCCAAATCTGGGTCGGGTTCGAGCGCCGGTGACGTGGGGTGGAATTAATGGATCGCCGCCAGATGTCTCGTCTGCTCAGCCCGATCTGGCGCCGCATGCGCCTGCTGGTCTCCCGTGGCGTGCTGCAGATGAGCGCAGATGACAAGGGCCTGCAGGAAGTCCAGGTAACGCTGCAGGGTGATGAGCCCGCCTGGGCCGAGCGCTTCCAGCAGTACGGCCTGACCTCGGTGCCCCACGGCGGCGCCGAAGCCGTGGTGGCATCCGTGGGCGGTGCCCGCGCACACCTGGTCGCCCTGGTCGTCGATGACCGCCGCTTTCGCATGGGCTCGCTCAAGACTGGCGAGGTGGCCATCTATGACGACCTGGGCCAGTCCGTGCACCTGACCCGCGAGGGGATCGTGGTCAAGGGCGCCGGCCTACCACTGGCTTTCGTTGATTGCCCAGTGGTGACCATGGACGGCGACCTGGAGGTGGCCGGCGACGTGCGTGACCACACCAGCACCATGCAGGCCATGCGCGACACCTACAACCCGCACACCCACGGCGGCGACGGCCCAGATCGGAGCATGAGCTGATGGACGTTGCCCTGGTTTACGACCCCAACGCTAAAGCCTTCGACCTGGCCATCCAGGGCGGTGACCTGGTCACCGACTCGACCCTGCAAACCGCCGTGATGCTGTCGCTTTACACCGACCGCCGTGCCTTGCCCGAGGACGTGCTGCCCGATGAAGGCACCGACCGCCGTGGCTGGTGGTGCGACGCCTACTCGGATCGCCTGCAGGGCTCGCGCCTGTGGCTGCTGAGCCGCGAAAAGGATCTGGACTCGGTGCTGCGCCGGGCCGAGCAGTACGCCAAGGAAGCGCTGACTTGGGTCATCGAGGACGGCATCGGCGATGCCGTCCAGGTCGAAGCCATCCACCTGCGCCGTGGCGTGCTGCAACTGATCGTAGGAATCGAGCGCCAGGCCGGCAGCGTATTGGCCGGCCGTTATGAGTATGTATGGGGAATGACTGATGGCGTTTAACCGACCTTCGCTGCCTGAGCTGATCAAGCGGGTCGACACTGACCTGGTCTCTCGCCTGCCGGGAGCACAGGCCGTCCTGGCCCAGCGCCTGACGCGCATGCTCGCCACAGGCGAAGCCGGCGTGGCCCACGGGCTGTATGGCTACCTGCAGTGGCAAGAGCTGCAGATGTTCCCCGAGACCTGCGATGACGAGCTGCTGCACCTGCACAGTGTGGGCGTGCCACGTCGGCAGGCGGGCACCGCCACGGGGCCGCTGATATTCACCGGTACCGCAGGCGCCGTGCTCGATGCCGGCACCCTCGCACAGGTCGACGGGCTGGAGTACCGCACTACCCAGGACGCGACCCTGGTCGGGGGCACTGTCACGGTCGAGGTCGAAGCGCTGGCTGCTGGCAGTGCCGGCAGCCAGGCTGCTGGCGTGCAAATGACCTTGGTGTCGCCCGTCCTGGGTGTGAACGCCACGGCGACCGTGGGCGCTGCTGGTATCACGGGCGGGGCAGACATCGAGACCTTCGACAGCTGGCGTGACCGCATCATGCGCCGCCGTGCGCGTATTCCCCGTGGCGGCGCCGAGGGCGACTGGGTCGAGTGGGCGCTGCAGGTGCCAGGAGTAACCCGCGCCTGGGAAGATCCGATGGGCATGGGACCAGGCACCATCGTCATCCGCATCATGGCTGACGACGCGGCAGATGGTCCTATGCCGTCACTGCAGCTCCTGCAGGAGGTGTTCGACTACATCGCTGCCCAGCGCAACGTAACCGCACATATATATGTACTGCCTCCTGTGCCGGCGCCGTTCGTGCCGCGACTGCGGGTGTCGCCGGACAACAGCGGCACCCGGTCGGCCGTAGAGCAGGCGCTCCAGGATCTGATTCTTCGTGCCAGCAAGCCGGGCGGCACGCTGACCATTTCGTCTATTCGCACCGCAATTGGCACTGCTGCAGGCGTGAGCGACTACGAGCTGGAATGGCCAGCCGCCAGCGTAACTCACGCCTATGGACACCTGCCGATCTGGGGAGGTGTCGAGTGGCAGGCCTGACGGCGAACGACTACCGCCAGCAACTATTCGCGCTGCTGCCGCCGGGCATCGTCTGGAACGCCGACCTGGACTCGACGCTGCAGCGCCTGCTGGCCGGCCAGGCCCTTGAGTTTGCCCGCATTGACGCGCGGGCCCAGGCGCTGCTGGCCGAGGCTGACCCGCGCCAGGCGCTGTACACCTTCGAGGAATGGGAGGCCAGTTACGGCCTGCCGTCAGCGTGCGCCCCGGCCGAGCAGTCTATGGCCGACCGGCGTGCGGCGCTGATCGGTCGCATCGTCGGCCGGGGCGGCATGACGATTCAGGACTACCTGGATCTGGCCGAGGGCTTTGGCTACGTGGGCGCCCAGGTAACGGAGTTCCGCGAGGCCACTGTCGAGGTCGACACACCGACCGGGCACACCGGGGCCGTGATCGGCGACGACATGAACGATGCAGTCTGGGATCTGACCTGGCGCGTCCTGCTGCCCAACGGCGTAGTGCGGGAGTCCGTCATTGACGAGGCCGTGATCGGCGACCCGCTGCGCTCCTGGGGCGATGAACTCATTGAATGCTCGCTGCGGCACGCCGCGCCGAGCTGGCTAATCCTGCAAGTTGGATATCTGGAGGGATAAATGGAAAGGGTAGGTGCATACACTGATCGGGTGACTGAGGGGGGCGAATGGCGCCCCGGAAACCCGGCCTCGGGGCAACAGGCAACGCCGATGCTGGCAGACTATTTCAATATGGTGCAGCGGGAGCTGGTCAACGTTGTTGAGGGCTCCGAGATCGAGCTGGACGGCGAAGATGATGGGCAGTTGCTCAGGGCCATCAAGAAGCAAGCCGAGGCTGTTTCTCCGGTCGCGACGCAGGCTGAGGCGCTCGTCACGGATGAGGCCGAGGCTGACAACGTCAAGCGCATGACTCCTCTCAGGGTTCTGCAGGCCATTAAGGCGCGTCTGATCAATGCCAGCGAGGTGGTGGTCGGGATGCTTCGCGTCGGCACGCAGGACGAAGTTAATGCTGGCACGCTTGATACTGTTGCGGTGACGCCGAAGAAGCTGCGCTTTGGTTTTTTGATAAACCTTGCGACAAACGGCTATATCGCATTCCCAGCTTGGCTGGGCGGACTGATTATTCAGTGGGGGCGAATTGTTTCACCGGGTACAAACGCCAATACCGTTGTCCCGCTTCAATTGGCTTTGCCTAATGCTGCGCTTTTCGGCGGTGGTAGTTTCGAGAGTGACTCAAACCAGGTTGTGGTGGTGGGTTACACCAGTACCACCCAAATTACGATAAGGGCAGATGAGGTTGCCAATAGCGGCGCTGCGAGTGTCCCGCTTCGTTGGTTTCTATTTGGGTACTAAACGAGTCAATAGGGCCTTCTATTAACCAGCAATAAGCATGGGGCGAATATGAAAAGATTTTATTGCACCGCTACCGGAGCGACATACCTTCAGGGCTTTCACTCATCAATCCCCGCTACGGCGATTGAAATCAGCGAAGAGCGCTATCAAACGGTGATCGCAAACCCGGAGCCCGGCAAAATCCGCAGTCACGACACCGAGGGTTTGCCGATCCTAGTTGACCCGCCCCTGTACCGGCCGACTAGCGTCGACGTTGACCAAGAGAGAGATCGGCGCATCGATGCTGGCGTTGAGTTTCAGGGCGTGATGTTCCAGAGCCGGTCTACTGACCGCGAAAATATTGCAGGAGCCGCTCAGCTCGGATT